GATCTGCAGCTAAGAAACCCTCTGCCATTTTTAACGCTGCATACTCATCAAACCAATACGCGTATGTCCAAGTAAACTCTGGGGTTGGATCAAACCTATCGGCCTGCTCTTCCCAGTTAATTCCTTGCCATTTCATTGAGCTAACCCATAAACGTTCAAAGTCAGCTGCTGTTAGATCTATTTCTATTTTCATGTAGCCCTGCTTCCTGCACCACGTTTGTGGCACAACAGAAGTATGGCATTTGTGTATGACTTTGTGGATAGTTTTAGGGAGTATTTGTATAACGATTGGGTAACGATTTACCCGTAATACCTGCCCAATGCTGTGAATGAGCCATCCTTAGGATCGATAGGCACTAACGTAGGTGTTAGCGTCTTTCCCGCGGACTCCATTATACACATACCATTTTGCCAATTCGCGCTGTTATAGCGGATATAGCCCGCTTTCTTTCTGTCCATAAGGTTTCCTACCTCTATGCCATATAAGGCCCGTGTGTGCCCGTTTACGCCCTCTGTGTAGGCACTCATGCCCAGTCTGTGGCTGTGCCCCGCCAATACTGATTTACCAAACTTCTTAGCAAGGTTAAGGGCCGTAATACCGGCGTGCTGACTCATATTGCCTTCATCTCCGTGGCATAGCACCCAGCCGGGGTGGAACTCGAAAGCCTTGCGGTGATAGGTCATGCCCATTTCTTCAAAGCCCATAAACGCCGGGTACTGTAGCTCAGGTAAGTTAATTAACCCCGGTACTTTTAATAAAGTGTTATATAAGCGATCAGTATGATTGCTGCGGATAATGTGCATTTCCGGACTGTACTCACCGATATCCCAGAGTATCTGCTTGCATAGCTCACGATCAGCGTGTAGATCCTCGCTGTAAGCCAAAGGTGTGCCTTCGCTCCATTTACTAATCGATTGAAAGTCAATCTCATCACCAACCACCAATACAGAGTCAAACTTCTCCCGCCTTGCTAGCTTGATGACGTTCTTTACCGCAGAGTCTAACTGGTACGGTACCTGAAGGTCTGAGATTACTAGCCAACGCTTAATCGTCATCCTCATCTGGAGTAGGGATATTAGGAATGATCGCATCGGGCTTGTCGTTAGCGATCCAGTCCGGTAGGGCGTTTGGCTCTTGCATAAAGAACCACGCCACCTCATTGTTAAAACCAGCCTTCTTGGCGGCCTTATAAATTTCATGCTTAGTGATCATAAAGACATCAAGTTTAGATAATGGGTCTGGTGATTTACGCACCACACGTCTGTTGATTTTCTTACGTTTGCGTGTGTTAGCCATAATTAAATTATCGCTTACTAATCAGAATAAACAGATCATCAACACGCGACTCTAGTCTTGTTAATTGATCCTTCATGCTAGTACCGCTATTAGGTTTGAGCTCTGCTAGGTAAGACTTAATAACCCATCGTAGAGCCACTAATAAACTTGTACAGATGGCGCATACGCCAACGGCTAATGCGACCCATTCGCCAGGTGTCATGCTTCATTTGCACCGAGGCCATAAGCACTATCGGATTTATCTAGAGCCCTAGCTGCTGGCCCGGCTAATGCTGCAACAATCACAGATACGGCTGGGTCAAGTCCTAATTGGTTACTGCCTAAAAATGTTAATAGCGATACCAGCACACCTCTAAAGTATGATTTTAGTATTGCCTTCTGCTTCTTACTTAGCTTCATATCTTGCCCCCTATTAGTGGTATGTCGAACGGTGTAGCATCTTGATCGCCTAACTTTGTAAAGCTGATATGCATGTGGTGCTTATGTTTGTTAAAGCCTTTGTATTCTCGCCAAGCCCAACCCTTTTTACTACTGGCTATGCGTGAATTATGAATTATATAAGATATGCGCTTATCGGTTTTGCCGCACTCTCTGATTTGGTCACTAAGATATACGCTGAGCCCCATTTGTTTAGATAGCCCAACGCTAATATCAATGGCTCGTACACACCCATCGGTGTCTGGGTTATGATCGGACTTTGTGGCAGCATGACGACTATCACCGATCCAACCATCGGCTGATACATCACGATCTGCAAACCAGAAATCAACTTGATCCCTTAATTGCTTAGCAGCTTTAGATAACCAAGGTTGCATTACAAACCTAGAGCTTGTAAATCCTCAGTAGTCAAGCCAAGTGCCGCAAGTTTTGCCTGTGCAACTAATTTTGCTTGTGCGTTTTCTTCTTCTGCTTCTCTCCTTGCTTCTATCTCAGATTGAAGTTTTTTAACTTCTTTAATTTCATCAGAAGTAGAAACACGCTCAATTACTTCGTTTGTTGAAGCATCAAATTGAACTGTTTTATATTCCATAATTGCTCCTTTTGTTATATGGCATAACCATAGATTGACACTTTGCCAGTAGCGGCTTGCCCAGCCAATAAAGTAAAACCTGTATAACTTGTATTTGTTGTTTGTGCAGCATATACAAAACGATTTACTAAATTGCTGCCATCTCTATATCCAGCGGTGCCAGTATAAACTGTTTCTTTTGTCAAATAAGGATTTAAAAAAGTGTAGGAACAAACACCATTTTCGCTAGCATCAGCAAAAAATGTTTTATCTGTTCCAAACGGATTTTTGTAACCTGTCACAGTTGTGTTATCTCCAACAACCAATTGATTTACATAGTTAGTTGTAGTGTCGGTGCTGGATACTCTCATTCGCAATGTAAAAGTTGCAGCCGAACCCATTGTTGCGGTGTTCATAATGTGATAATTGTTATATGTTGCGCTAAAACAATTATCAACATTTATTGTTGTGGCACCTGAATATGATTGTTCAAAAATTAAAGTTAATCCTGATGCAGCGGCAGCAGGTGTTGCCCATTTTAATCCTGTAGCTTCTGCGCTATCGGCGGTTAATACTGTGGCGTTAGCACCAACTCCAAGACGTGCATCACTTGTACTATAAGTATAAAGATCACCTTTAGTAGTTAATGGAGAAGTTGCGCCTGTTTGTATAAAATCATAAAATGTAGCAGCACCTGTAGCTGTAAAATATAATATACCTGCATCATTTTGTGGCAAAATTAAACTGCCAGCCGTTGCTACTGTTGCCGTACCTGCTGTAACTGTGCAAGCACCAGCGCCTCTATTTTGTATAAATACTGTGTCGCCTGCTGCAAATAATCCTGTGTTTACTGTAATTGTTGTAGCACCTGCTGCACTCATAGCAACAGTTGTACCTGCATCTGCAGCGACTAATACAAAACTTGCGGTCTTAGCCGTAGCTGAGCCACCAAGCATCGCTGTCTGTTGCAGACTTGTCATTTGAGCAGCTGTTAATACCTGCCCTGTGGTAAAGGTTTGTTTAGCCATTATTCTCCTTAGTAACTGAGGACATTATAGTCCAACATGCCGTAGATTGCGTTATCTAGAATTAGTGCGTCTATCACCGGTTCAAGGGTGGTAAATACTGTCTTAAAACTATTTGGTGTAATTGTGTTGCTTACCCCAAAGATCTGCAGGGTTTTCTCCAAAGTCGATCCACCAGGTTGAGTGGTGATAACTGTGATCGGATCAAAGAAGTCTAGGTCTAAGGCTGCAATTATGCCTGAGTTGTAATTATCGGTGTATAGGTCAAGCTCTACCGCATCGCATCTGATACTGGTTTCTGCACGTGAGGCGGTATAAGCCTGAGCATAATCTAAGGCTACCGCATCGGTCTGCATCAATAGATCCTGCAGGTTATAGGAGTGTAAAAAATACTTGGAAATACTGGCTGAATTAGTAGCTGTCATAGGGCTACCGCCTGTCCTACTAACTGTGGCAGAGTTAAAAACTAGAGAGTCATTTAATATCCACGTTGCATTGGCGTATTTAATTCCTGTGCCATTATCGGCAAACAAGGTAGTGGGATCTCCAATAGATCCTGCTGTTACTGATCTATCTTGAAATACAAATGAGCCGGTGGCATCTACGTATAAAGCACCATACTCTGAATCGGTGACAGTTTGCATAGCTTGCAGAGAAGTCCTAGCAGTACCGGGATCTGCTTGCATAGTAGTTAAACCTGCATCTACATCGCGCATAGTCGCTGGCCAGCCTATTTGATCTAAGATTTGATTGATGCGTGTGCCAGATAAATCACCAGCCGTAGCACCAGCAACAGTAGAGATCTGTGCCAAGTTGCCTAATCTAAAAGCATCTACAGCTGTGATCGTTGTATAGGCAACCTCTGTAGCATCTGAGGGCTGAGTATTAACGTATGAGGTAATAAAGCCAGAAAATATAGGATAAGTTACTGATGAGTAGGTAGCAGTTATCTGTACTTTTTTCATCGGTGTCAGTAGTTCAAAGTAGGGCGATAATGGATTGAGCGGATTAAAATTACCATTCTGATCTATTATGCGTAGCGTTAAAGTACCGGTCTGGAATTGATCCGACAACGCATTACGGCCACGTTGAGTTTTGATATAATCTACTTGATTACTAACATCTACAATTACGGCTGTGGCATCAGCTAATACGTTTGTGTCTAATATGCCTGTATCCAATATCATAGCCTGAGCAAAGGCTGGGCCAGTAGAGAAGTTTAGTATCGCATTGATTGTAGGTACGGCCATTAGTTAGCCACCTTTGATGCCACCGTTGTATAGCTGTGATTTACCGGCACGTTGGTTAATTAAAAATGAGTTATAGATCAAGTCGCCAAACTCCCCGGCGTTAGGGGCTAACTCTAATACTACTGTCGGAGCGTATTCGCCACGTTGTACTGCGCCCATATTAACTGCTGCTTGAGTCATAGTAGGAGATGGCACAGATCCACCGCCACCACCGCTAGTAGGTACGTTAGTCATAGTGCTAGGATCGCCACGTTCACCAGCACGATAATTGAGGTAATCTTTAAAGTATTTAACAGCTAGACCTGCACCATCAAACTCTGTGGTTAATTTCTTAACGGCTTCAGCTGCATTCAATTGCGCTAAAATTAACTTGGCTGCTGCTTCATCGTTGTCTTGTATAGCAATTAAGGCTTTTAATCTTAGTTTAGTTTCTTCATCTGTTGCTTGAGCTAGTGCTGCTTGTAAACCTACACGATCTACATCAAACTTGTCTTTAAGTTGATCTACTGCGGTCTTACCTTTTAATAAAGCATTCTCTTTTGTGCGTAGACTGATTGCCTCTTTAATCTTTTTCTTTTCTTGCATTCTTGCTATTTCAGTACCTGCGCCAGATCCTAAACTGTAACTAAAATTAGACTTAGGTATCTCTGACTTTAATCTGTATTCGCCGTTTACCTTGACCATGTTGCCTGGCTTTAGGGTAGATGCAAACCTTCCAAGACCGCTTATAAGTTTAGCAATGTTGGTGGCTAAAGCATTAACCTGATCTGAGAAAGTTGCTAGGGTGCTATCACCGCTTAATTTAGCCAGCGCATCTAGTAAGCCTTTACCTATAATCTCTGTGGCATCTGCAGCTGTAACTTTTAACTGATCCATCTTGCCTGCATAAGTTTCTAATCTAGCTGCTGCCTGACCTGCAAACTTAGCATCTAACTCAGCCATAATCTTATTCATGTCACCACTTGCTAACGTGGCTTTACTTAATCCTGCGCCTAATCTAGTTAGTGCTGTAGTTTGTCCTGAGTAACCTTTGGCTAAAGCCTGACTTACTTCTTGAACGCTCTTACCAGTTGCGGCCGATACATTTAAGGCGGTGGATAATGCTGCTTGACTCTTAGTAATTGATCCACTAGCTGTGAGCAAGGTCTGGAATGCCGGGCGTAACTCATCATCTAATACGCCGTATAACTTCTGCAGGTTGGCTATGTAATACTCTACGTCTGGGCTAGAGAATGCAAAGCCAGTATTTTTTAATTGTAGCTCTAAAGATTTAGCCGCCTTCTCATCGGCAGCGAATGCCATTACAGCCTTTTTACTAAACGCTAATAATTGATACGCACCAAAGGTTTTGGCAAAAGTCTTTCCTAATTGTTTTACATTCTTATCAAATGAGGATATATCTTTCTTACCTTTAAGTAAGGCTTTACCATTCCATGTGGCTAAGGCTGAGGCTACTATTGCTGGTGGTCTTGCCATTATGCAACCTTCTTTAATTGACCGGCATTAAACTTATTGGCTACTTTGGTGATGGCTTCTAATACTGCCCGATAGACTTTACCTTGATCCTCATACCATGCGCGATAGATGGCTCTACCTCGTTGCATACCATCACCTTTTAATGGACTTAGATTTTGTGCAGATTGTATAAAATGAATACCTGCTCTTGGATTTAGGCTCTCTGAGTCAGGATCTCCGCCGGGATGCTTACGACCTGCCGTCTCGAATATAGCACCAGATGCGGATCTATTGGCTATAAAATTGATCATAGAGAAACCTTGCTTATTGGCTCTAGTTGATCCTTTAGAATAATAAACGCCATTACGTGCTATGTCTTGATCATAGAATGGGAATGCCCTGTACTTCTGCTCAGCGGTAACATTAACTTTATTCCACCCTGATAACACCTGCTCATTAGATGGTATGTAACTTTTAGCCTTATCCCTAATTGGGATCATTACTGCTTTGATCTCGGCTTGCATCTCTTTGTTTAAGTTTGTATCTACAAGATCCATAGCTGATATGAGTTCTTTAACGCCCGTTACGTTTACTGGCATTCTTAATCTCCTTAGCTCTATCAGATAAGACCTGCACGATTGCTCGCAGCATATCGTTATCCATATCTATAAACTCGCTAGGCGCGATCCCGGTCTCTACAGAAAGGCTGGCGATCGTGTATAAGAATGAGTCACGCCTAATTAGTTTTTTTCGTCATCCAATACCTCGACAGTTTCTAGGCTGTCAATAAACTCTAATCCAAATACAGGTACGGTTACGTTGGCCCTGCGTAAGCACTCATGCGCCAAGTAATAAATCTCGGTCTGCCTTTCATGGTCACGCAGGACTTTAGATATACCAGATCCATATTTCAATTCAAAAGCGTACTCAACACCCGGCGTAATTTTGTGCTCTGATACTTCGCCGTTAGCCCTTGTTATCTTTAGCTTTGCCATTATGCTCCTTAAGCTACTGCTACAGCTACTGTGCTATTGCAGGTAAATGTGATACTTTGTGATGATATATCAGCGACTGATCCATTTACATTCTGTAGGTTATTAACCAGTACAGATGCAGTGTAGGAAGGGTTAGTTGCAGATACGGCTGCGGATGTCTGCTTGATTACGCAGGTTACGGTAGTTCCGTAAGCGGCACGTAATGTAGGTATTACTGTGGCAGCAGCGTTATCATTAAGGAAGTCTAATGTTATTGTGCTTGCTTCCAGACCCTTTGCGAATTTATGAGCCGTATCTCCCATAGCTGTCACCTCGAGTTCATCGAATGATTGGTTAATAGTTACGGCTGTTACATACGCTGATAAATCAACGCTATTCAATGTGACGGAAACTCCATTATTTAGGAAAATTGCCATGATTACTCCTTGTCTTTCTCTTTAGTAGGGGTTGGTGCGGGTGCTTTATCGATCTGGCCTATCTTGATTAAGAAGGCTAAGTTTTCTGCGTCTGTGTTCATTTTAACTCCAGCTCGTTAGGATTGATACTGTGATCTCTGCGGTTAATAAATCTCCACTTGCCACACTAGCAATAGCTGGAGCGGAGACACTTGATATGTTTAGCACCAAAGATGATGCGTTTAATTTAGTTACCACGGCCACTATAAAGTCCTCTATGCCGGCAAGGTTTCCCTGATTGTCCAGGGCGGGTACGCAAATCAGCACTTTAAAGTTAGCAAGCGGTGCGATAGTGGTGTAGTCATTATTAGACGGTACTAAATACGGATCGCCGGGAGTAATCACCACGCTGTTGGGAATTAAAGTTGCGGGCGGGAATGAAAATATATTCCATACGCCGGTGTTTGTAAGATCGGTTGCTAGCGTTGATCTAAGTGTAGTAATTGCTGCTGGCATTAGCCGACCATAGTGTTGGGGCTAGAGTAAGGCGCTATGAGGCCTCTGACCCTGTTGATAAGCTGGTAGCCCATGGCATAACGGTTGGGGCTCATGCCATCCATACCGTTGCCCCCGTTCTGAGAAACCTGTCTTGCTTGGAAAATATCGACTGCAATTATCATCGCACTTTGATTTATGGCCGGGACTGTATTGTAGGCAGCAGTCTTATAACCCGGGCCAGTAGCTGTGCCAAATGGCAGGATGCGATGGAATGGATCATCACTTGCGGTTTTAGAAAATTGTATAACTTGATAACCATTAGGGTATGAACTAAAGGCGTAAGCACTCCAGAATGCAGTTGTCATGGATGTTGGTACTGTGCTTCCAGGATATGAACCTGTAAGAGTATAAGTGCCATTGTAGGTCGATCCACAGGCGGCTAGGGTCACGCTCTGCCCGGTCACAAATATTCCAGGGTTGGCAAGTACGACAGTAGCAACGTTATTACTAAGGCTTGCACCTGCTACTGGTGCGTTATTAAACCATAAATAAGAATTAAGTAAATCCTCTGAGGTCTGACAAATGCTTTCTAAATCGGCATCGGAGTAGAGAGACCCAATACCAAGATTAGATCTTAGTTGAGCAACAGTTACGTATGATGCGGCCATCTCTACTCCTTTGCTAATAGCTCCGTAGGGCTAGGGCTACTAAACCCTACGGATTACTGATTTGTTTATA